TCAATAGCCGAGGTGCGCACACTCGTTCCCCAGGAATATCCGCCGCTGCTCGCTCCACTCGACCGGGAAGGGCTCCAGCAGCGCACGCACGGTCAACTTCTCGGGCTGGCGGCCGGCGAGGATGGCCTCGACGATGTCGGGGGCCAGCAGGGTGAGGCGCAAGACACGGCTGGCATAGGCGCGGTCGATCTTGTCGGCCTTGGCCAGTTCGTTGATGGAGGCGTGGCGGCCGGTCTCCAACTGGCGGCGCCAGCGGAAGGCACGGGCCAGGGCGCGGACGATGGCATTGTCGATGGAGACGCGGCTTTGCGGATTGTACAGGCTGCCGTCCGGCAGGACGATCCGCTTGCGCCCACCGATGCGGCGGAAGGTCATGGCCACGAACACTGTCGTCATGCCGCAGCCCTCCGCCCCTTGGCCTGTTTCAATTCCCCGGCCAGCCGGGCCAGTCCCTCGGTGCGGAGCGCAATGTGGATGCCGTCGATGGCGATATCGACCCGCTCGACCAGCAACTGGACAATGCGGGCCTGCTCGGCGGGAAACAATTCATCCCACAGCGGATCAAGCTGGGCCAGGGCGGCGATGACCTCTTTCTCCGGCATGGATTCGCCCTCGTCGCGGACCGCCTTCCAGGTGCGCGCCACCATTTCCGGGGTACGCAGCAGGCAGCGGAGTTGGTCGATCACCGCGTTCTCGACCCCTGCTGCGGGGACGCGGCCCACCGGGCAGGCATCGGGACCTTCCTTGATGATGCTGGTGGTGACGTAATAGCGGTAGAGGCGGCCTTTCTTGCGGGTGTGGCTCGGGGTCATCGCCCTTCCGCCGGGGGCGAACACCAGCCCCTTGAGCAAGGCGGGGGTCTGCATGCGGGTGTTGTTGGCGCGGCTGCGGGGCGATACCGCCATGATGGTGTGGACCTTGTCCCACAGGGCCTGATCGATGATCGCCTTGTGCTCGCCATCATAGGCGATTCCCTTATGGACCGCCTTGCCGATATAGAGCGGATTGGCCAGCATCTTGTAGAGGCCGCCCTTGTCGAGCGGCTTGCCGCGGCGGGTGATGCCCTCGGCGGCCAGTTCGCGCACCAGCATGGTGGCGGAACCGAGGCGGAGGAAGCGCTCGAAGATCATCCGCACGATGGCGGCCTCGGCCTCCTCGATCAGCAGCCTGCGGTCGCCGCAAGAATAGCCGAACGGCACCGGCCCGCCCATCCAGATCCCCTTGCGCCGCGACGCCGCCACCTTGTCGCGGACCCGCTCGCCGATCACTTCGCGCTCGAACTGGGCGAAGGACAGCAAGATGTTGAGCGTCAGGCGCCCCATGGAGGTGGTGGTGTTGAACGACTGGGTGATGCTGACGAAGGTGACGGCATTGTCCTCGAACACCGACACCAGCTTGGAGAAATCCATCAGCGAGCGCGACAGGCGGTCGATCTTGTAGACCACCACCACATCGACCAGTCCGGCCTCGATGTCGCCCAGTAGGCGCTTCAGGCCGGGGCGCTCCAAGGTGCCACCGGAAAAACCGCCATCATCGTAGCGGGTCGGCACCAGCACCCAGCCTTCGGCCTTCTGGCTCGTGACATAGGCCTCGCAGCCCTCCCGCTGGGCGTCCAGCGAGTTGAACTCCATCTCCAACCCTTCCTCGGTGGATTTGCGGGTATAGACGGCGCAGCGCAACTTGCGGACCGGCTTGGGCGCGGCGGGTTTCATGCTCCCTTCCTCCAGTTCTTGAGCCCGAAGAAGGTCAGGCCGTTCCAGCGGGTGCCGGTAATGGCGCGAGCCACCGCCGACAGCGACTGGTAGGGACGCCCCTGGTATTCGAAGCCGTCCTCACGCACGGTGACGCAATGCTCGACGCCCTTCCACTCCCGCACCAGCCGGGTGCCGGCGATGGGGCGGTCCAACTCCTTCTTGCGGCGGCCCTTGCCGGTATCGAAATCGTCGGCCATGGCTTCGAGCCGGGCCACGGTGGTGATCGCCAACCCGCCATGGACCAGTTCCTGGATGCGATAGGCCAGTCGGCTTTCAAGGAAGGTGCGGTTATAGGGCGGGGCCTCGGCATCGAACAGGTCGCGCCACATTGCTTTGAGATCGGGAATCGGCGCGGTCTTCAGTGCGGCAAGACGGGCCAGCAGTGGCTCTGTCATGGGGTTTTCCTCCGTCGGTTGACGGTAACATGACCGCTCTGCCGGGCCATGAAGTCGAGGCAACTGTCTCCGCAGTCAGCAGATAGATGACTGGACTTTCGCGCCTTCAAGCGGATCAACCCGCCGGCCAGAATGGCGGCGACCTCGTCCAGTCTTTCGGCCGGACTCATGTGGTCGGGATGGAGGGCGTTATGCATGGGCGTGCCGGCGGTTGGGGATGGGCCGACAGGCAAAGTAAGCGCGGAAAAATGCCGCAGCAAAACAATTCGTTTCGAGGCCGCACTGAGTAGAAATCAAAGGAAGCGGCGCGGAATCATGCGCAAATGGGGACGATCCCTCGTCCTCACCCTACAATTCGCGGGCAAACCAGCGGATGCGGCCGACGATGTTGATTTCGTCGCAGGTGCAGTCGTAGGGGGAATAGAAGGGATTGTCGGAAATAATCCGCATGCGGGGCGGGCCGCTGTTGGCAATGTGCTCCAGCCGTTTGGCCACCAGCCCCATGCCATCGTAAAGGACAAAGATCCCCGGTGGCGTCGGCGAACGCCGGCCGAGATCCACCAGCACGGTGTCACCGCTGCGAAGGGTGGGGATCATGCTGTCGCCGTCCACATGCATGATCCTGAGATTGGCCGGGTCGGCGCGAAGGGTATGCTTGATCCAGGATTTCTGGAAGTGATAAGGCCGTCCCTGCGGCACCAGATCCTCCACCACGGCGCCACCGCCCATGGCGGGTTTCACCGTGACCGAGGCGATGGCGACGAACGCGTCGTCGGGATTGTGCAGAATGGGGGATTCGCCCTCCACGTCGCCCATGCCATGCAGCAGCCAGTTGCGTTCCACCTTCAGCACTCCGGCGACCAGATCCAGCCGGTCCAGGTTGGGGTTCTCCGAACGCCCCCGCATGATGTCGTAGATGAAGGAGCGATTGATCCCGGCGAGTTCCGCCACCTGCCCGGCGTGAAGCCCGAGTTGGCGAATTCTGGCCCGGAGTCGCTCGGCCATGGTACTGCGCATGCCATCCGCCCTACTGATTCTGGATGGGCGGATTGAATAGGATTGATTAGGCGCGGTCAAGCGAATAGAACGTAACAAGATCAACTGCGTGTTGGGGCGCGGATCCATGTCCTTTATCGACAAGGAATACTTCACTTTCGAGGAAATCGAGGAGCGGTGGCAGATGCCTCGCCGAGACCTGGCCTATCTTTCCGAAAATGGGCTATTGCGACTGTCCGTTCGCTTGTTCGGGGTGGTGCTCGAATACGGCTGCTACGAGACGCTTGGAAATGGCGAGCTGGGCATCATGCCGCTTGAACGGACCTGCTTCACCGGCTTCCAAGACCTGGGCGAACACGAGGCATTCCGGCTGTTTCGCGATGGGGCTGTCGAGGTTGGCCATTTCTCGGCTTCGCGCAACGAGTACTGCCAGATCGTCCGGCCGAGCGGCCGCATCCCGATCCGACTGATCGACGTGGTGATCCGTCGCGAGGAACGCGATCGCGTGGAGGAACTGCATGGGTTGGTCCAGGGCGAGGGGCGCACCGGTCGGCCGGTGTTCCACTATATCAACGACTACACCGAGATCCGATTGGGCGATCGGATCTTCTCTCTCGGTCCAGTGCAGTCCCGGATCGTGAGAACCCTGCATCAGGCGGCGTTGACCGGTGATCCCTGGTGCATCGGCAAGGCGGCGCTCCACCAGGCGGGGTCGGGTTGCACCCGCCTGTCCGACAGCTTCAAGTCGCAGCCGAACTGGCGCCAGTTGATCGAATCCGACGGCAAGGGCCGATACCGGCTGCGATTGCCGGCGTCACGATGATCCCCCACCTGTTTACGTTCTGATTCAACAGGTTGGACTCATGCAGGGGGATCACCATCCCCCTGCCATCCCCTCGGCATCCCCCTGCTGATCCCCCCGATTCGCTATTCTGATCCCCTTATGATCCCCCTGCGGTCCCCACGACAGGGGGCCGGCTGATCATTCATCGTCTCTTCCAGCGCGTCGAACGGAAGCGATGGAGAGAGGAATGAGCATCAGGCACCTGAACCAGATCCAACTGGCGGATCGCTGGAATATCAGCCACCGCACCCTGGAGCGGTGGCGCTGGCAGGGCCAAGGTCCGCTCTTCATGAAGATCGGCGGCCGGGTGGTCTACCGGCTCGAGGACATCGAGGCGTTCGAGGCCGAACGGCTCCACGCCCCCGACGCGAAGCACGGGAAACGCCGATGATGACCGGCCGCCGGCAAGCCCACGGACTTAGCGGAATTTCGCTCGATTACGAAGATAAGCGGTGGAGCTATTTCTTCTTCTCGCCAGTTCCCGGCGCTTCTCAAGCGAAGCAGAGCGAATTCATTCGAATATTTCCTTTTGCACCAATGAATTAGCCTTCCGAGCAGGAGGTAATTACCATGCAAGTTTCACAGAAAACGCCGTCCCTGGAGTGCGCAGCATTGTCGCTGGGGGAAAGGGCATTTGTAACCTGGCTCGACCATGCCGCTCCCGGTGAGCGCATCTCCTATCACGAGGGCCATCTCGGCTGCGACCGCGCCCTCCGGATCTCGCGATTGCCCGAGCCGGTCCGGTGCGAACTGAATCGCATCGCGGCTCATGCCATGGATTTGGCCAGACAGGGCCAGGTGGTTCTGGCCCAGCGCCGGGTCGGCGAGGATCGGGTGGCCTATCTCGCCATCAAGGCCCATGGACAGCAGACGACGGGAGGCCGGGCATGACCGCCAATCCGTTCGAGCGTCACGGCCTCGCCCATCTGTCGGCCAGCCAGCTCAATCTGTACCGTGCCAGCCCGGCCCTGTGGGTGGTGGAGTACCTGCTCCGCATGCGCGGCAGCGTCGGGGTCGCCGCCCATTGCGGCACCGCGGTGGAGGCGGGCGTTGCCGCCGGCCTGCTCGATCCGGCGATGGCGGTGGAGAATTGCACCGCCATCGCCCAGAAGCGCTACCGCGAGCTGACCCTGCTGTCGGGCGACGCCAAGCGCGACGACAAGGGCGCCGAAATCCCCGGCATGGTCGGCCATGCCCTGGAGGCGCTCCGGCCCTACGGCGTGCCCTCTGCCACCCAGCAGCGCATCGAGGTGCGTCTCGACGACGTGGCGGTGCCGGTGATCGGCTTCAAGGATTTCAGCTTCGACGCCCACGGCCTCGATGTGGACCTCAAGACCTCGGCCCGCCTGCCGTCGCAGATGAGTCCGGAGCACCGGGTCCAGGGCGCCATCTACTTCTCGGCCTCGGGCAATCGCGAGCAGCGGTTCTGCTACGCCACCAAGGCCAAGGGCACGGTGTACCTGCTGGAGGAGCCGCACGAGGCTTTGGCCCAGGCCCGACGCATCGCCTTGGCTATGTCGCGGTTGCTGGCGCTCAGCGCCGATGCCGCCGAGATCGCCGGCCTGCTGGTGCCCGATTACTCGCAATTCCGCTGGTCGGCGGAAACCCGTGCCGCCGGGCGCGACCTCTACGGCATCTGATAACGCCAATCGCAAAGGAAACGCATCATGCCCCTCAACATCGGATCGAGCGGCGAGGCCGCCAATTACCTCAAGTTCAACGCCAAGTCGGGCCGGCTGGCCATCAACGACGCCGAAGGCGACCAGATCGAGATCGCCAATCTGACCGCTATCTTCGATCTGGAGCGCATCGTCACCGGCTGGCTGCGCTTCCGTGAAGGCCAAGCCCCCGAGCGCCTGCTCGACCATCCCAATGGCGACAGTGCGCCTCGGCCCGAGGGCGAGGGCTTCAAGCGCGGCTTCGTGCTGCAGGTCTATAGCCGCAACGCCCTGGGCGGCGTGCGCGAGATGTCGGGCAACAGCCTGCATCTGTGCAATGCCGTCAACGCCCTCTATGCCGATTGGGAAGCGGGCCGGGACGAGCATCGCGGCCAGGTGCCGGTGGTGGTGCTGGACTCGGTGCAGCCCATGAAGGACCGCTATGGCACCAATTACCGCCCGGTGTTCCGGATCACCAAATGGGTGGAGCGTCCCGCCGATCTGGTCGAGGTGGTGGCGGTGGAATCCAACGTCCAGGTCCCCGGTGCGCGGACCACGGTCCAGTCCGGCGGCCAGAAGCCGGTGGCGCCCCCCAGCCAAGGCACGGCCCCGGTCGATCCCCTGATGTCGTCCGAGTTCTGACGGACGCTGTCCTCTGGCCCCGTCGTTGCGGCGGGGCCTTTGGAGAGCCCCCCCTGGATCCGCCGCCGATCATGTCCAACGTCACCCCTTTGCTCGAACCGGACGCCGCCATCATGCTCCGTCACCTGGAGCATCTGTTCGGCGGCGATCTGGACGGCTGCCAGGACGGGCTGGTGGAGATCGCCTGGACCGATGGCGTCAGTGGCCGCTTGCAGCATGCCCGGCTGCTCGGCACCGACGATTTGGACGAGGCGGCCGAATTCGCCGCCGCCACCAACCGCATTCCCGGCCAGAACATCTATGTCGGCGCCGCCCTGCGCCAATCCGGGACACCGCCGTTCGGGCGCGCCGATGACAGCGATGTCCTGGCGCTGCCCGCCTTCTATGTGGACCTCGACGATGCCGGCGCCGCCGATGCCGCCAAATCGCGCTACCGCCATTGTCCACCCACCGCCGCCGTGGTCACCGGCCGCCACCCCCATGTCCGGGTACAATTGTGGTGGCGGCACGAATCGCCCGAGCGCGACCCTGCTCTCTGCCGCCGTCAGAACCGGGCGCTGGCCCTGGCCTTCGGCGGTGACGCCAAGGTGGTCAATCCGTCGCGCGTCATGCGCCTCGCCGGATCGGTGGCGTGGCCGTCCAAACCGGGCCGGGTGCTGGAGCGCACCGAGCTGCATACCTTCGCCGATGGCCGTCCGGCGCTCTACCTGCCCGGACAATTGGCGAAGGCCTTCCCGCCGGAGGAAGCGGTCGATCCCGCCCCGACCACCGATCCCCCCCAATCCGGCCTCGCCATCGGCAATGCCGCCCAGGGCGTCGGCGTCGCCGGGGTGATGGCGGCGGTGCGGGCCGGCGATCACTGGCACGACAACATGGTTCGCCTCGCCGGCCACTGGATCGCGCGGGGCTGGTCCGATGCCGAGATCATCGCCGCCGCCGAATCCCTGACCCTGCCGGGCTGGACCGCCGCTCAGACCCGCGCCGAGGTCGCGGCCATGATCGCCGGGGGCCGGGCCAAATGGGCCATCCCCGATCCTGATCATGCCCTGGAGGAGGATTTCAGCTCGGGGCCGCCGCTGGAGCCGGGTTTTCTCGACACCTTTACGCCCGGCCTGATTCCCCGTCGTCGCTGGGTGCTGGGCCGCATGCTGCTGCGCCGGGCGGTGACGGTGATGGTGGCGCCGCCCGGCGTCGGCAAATCGACTCTGAGCATCGAGCAGGCGGTCGCCGTCGCCACCGGCCGCGAGATCACCAATCTCGCCGTCCATGAATCTGCCAGGGTGTGGCTCTACAACAACGAGGACGATCTCGACGAGCTTAAGCGCCGTCTCGCCGCCGTGCTGGAATTCTGGCGCATCCCCTTCGCCGAGATCCGGGGCCGGGTGGCGCTGAACAGCGGCGCCGACCGCCCCCTGCTGGTGGCGACGCGCGACAGCGCCGGCAACGTGCTGCGCCGTCCCGACGTCGATGCCTGCATCGAGCATGTGCGCCGCCACGCCATCGGCGTGCTGGTGGTCGATCCCTTCGTCGAGACCCATGCCGCCGACGAGAACAGCAACGACCAGATGAAGGCGGTGGCCGCCATGTTCCGCGAGATCGCCCAGAAGGGCGATTGCTCCGTGCTGCTGGTTCATCACACCGCCAAGCCGCCGCAAGGCGCCAGCGATGGCCATGCCGGCAACATGAACACGGCGCGTGGCGCCAGCGCCCTGCCGGGCATCGCCCGCGTGGTGCAGACCTTGTTCTCCATGAGCGCGTCCGATGCCGAGAAGCTCAACGTCTCGGCCGAGAACCGCCATCGCTATATCCGCCTCGACGACGCCAAGGCCAATCTCGGCCTGATCTCGGCCGATGCCCGCTGGTTCCGGCGCGAAGGCGTCACCATCGCCAATGGCGACGAGGTCGGAGTGCTGGTACCGGAGGATCTGGCCGACATTGCCGCGACGATGACCGCCCAGGTGCCGCCCGACGTTCTCGACGCCGTATTGGCCGAAATCGGACGGGCCTGGGATGCCGGCGATCCCTATAGCGATGCCCCCCAGGCCCGCGACCGTCATCTGCTCAAGGCGCTGCCGCCGCGGCTGGGAATGCCGACCGAACTGGTCCGCGCCGCCTATCTCCGGCTGTGCGATCTGCGCCGGCTCAAGGTCGATGTGGTCGACCGCAATTCCAAGCGCAAGGGCTTGCGGCCGGTGTCCGGTCCTGCGGAGGTCTCCAATGACGCAAGTGATTGAAATTCCAGCTTTTGCGGAGGTTGCGGAAGTCTCGCGGATGTTCCTTCTCCGCAACCTCCGCATCGGCCTGCGGAAGTCCGTTACAGGTCATCCCATTGATTTGTCAGTATTTGCGGAAGTCGCGGAAGTTCCGCGGAAGTCTCTCCTCCGCAACCTCCGCAAGGCCGCGGAGGTTGGCGGAAGTTCTGCGGAAGTCGACTCCCGCAACCTCCGCGATAGAGGAGCCGAAATCATGCCAACGCCTTGGAAACAAACGATTTTACCGGTTGCGGAAGTTGCTTGCGGAAGTCCGCGGAGGTCGTCCGATAACCCATTGATTTTGCTTGCGGAGGTTGGCGGAAGTTCCTCCCCCCCTATAGTCCCCCCCACCTACCTCCGCGGAAGTCGCCCCGCTGACGCGGTCGACATCCGCTGCGGTGGCGACGTCGATGCGCTGGCGGCGGATCTGCGCCGCACCTGCGAGTTGCGGCGGGAGCATCCGTCCGATCAGAGGCTGGCCGAACACGAAGCCCGTCTGCGCCGGGCGTTGCGCGCCATGGGCGTCCGGCTGCGTGAGCTTGGCCTGTCGCCCCGTCAACTGGGGACCAATCCCCGATCCCTGCGGGCGGCACGACGGGCCGGCAGCGGAGGTGGGCCATGACCGGCGGCAGGGCCGTCGATATCGCCTCCGACCCGTGGGCGCCGTCCAATGCCGTCATCCAGTCCATGGTCGAGGGCCTGGACCTGATCGCGGCCGATATGGAACGCAAATGGGGCATCGGCCGCTTGCGGCTTCTGGTGTCCGACCTGCTGCGGGCCAAGTTCGATGCCCAACGGGGAAAGCTCGAAGCCGCCATCGCCAGCGGGCGGGAGACCTATGTCCGGGTCCAGGCCGAGGGCATGCGCAGGGCCTGGGCGGCGCTGGACAAGGCGGCGACCGAAACCGGCGGCAAGCCGCTGTCGCCCCAGGTGTGGGAATGCGTCCTGCCCGAGACCGGCGAGATCGTCGCCATCGTCCGTACCGAGGCCGAGGCCAGTGCTATCTGCCGTCACGGCAGGGTGTTCACCTTAGCCGAGATCGCCCGGCTGATCGCCGCGCTGGGCGACACCGTGCTGGGCGTCAAGCAGGCCTTTCCCGGCGCCGAGATCACCCGCATCGGCCCGACCACCATCGACTGGAAGGAGGGCGATCCAATCCCATTCTGAGCCGAACGGCGACGGGTCGTCCCGCCAAGAACACCCCGTCGCCGCCTACACCACGACAATCCCATGGAAGGAGATCCTCATGGCAGTCCCGACTCTGCCCGTTCAGGGCGACATTGCAAGCATTCCGGCGCTACCGGCCTGGGCCGTCGAGTCCCAGGGAGGTGGGCGATGACGTATTACCCCAAGGGCTTCGGCGGTGAGCGCCGCGATGCCGAACAGGTCAAGCGCGATGGCTGGCGGGAACGTGGCGTACTGGTCATTGCCGAGGATGACCAGCGCCTCACTTGGCCCGAGCGCGAGCTGATCCGTCAGCTTGGACAAAAGCTCTACGGCCAGCGTCCGGCTAAGGAGGCCGCCAATGGCTGACGTCAAGCTGACGCCGACCGAGGTCGAGGAACGTCTCGCCGAAGCCGCCGACATCCTGCGTCGCCTCCCCGAATCCAGGGCGCAGGGCCATGCCAGCACCTGGCCGCCCTATGTGCGGGAATACTGGGAATCCTACGGCGTCGCCGAGGTAAAGCTGCGCCGCCCGCCACCCTCGGCCGCCGCCATCACCCGCATGGACGAGGCGCTGCCGTGGCTGACCTGGCTTGATCCGGTGGATGCCAGGATCGTCTGGCTCAGGGCCTCGGGTGATCCGTGGAAGGTCATCTGCTGGAAGGTCGGTCTCGCCCGTGCCGCCGCCCACCAGCACTGGCTGTTCGCGCTGTGCGTCATCGCCTGGAAGCTCAGCGGACGACGGCTGCCATCCACCATGTCGAAACGGGATGTGATCGCGGCGACCAGGACCGCGAAACGATGAGGGGTCGGGCGAAGAGTGTCTGGCAGACACTTTTCGCTCAGACAAAGACGGCGGGTTTTGCTAACTTTCTGGCTATGGTCGTGAGGAGCGCCAGTCGGAGGATCATCAAATGATCCACGCCCCGCCCCGAGCGAAAGAAGAGAACAAGTCAAGGGTATCCGGCGATCGCGCGGGTCCTCCCTGGCACTTTCGCTATGCGGGGGGCAACAGCGCCGAATATCGCTAGCGACAGCCTGAAATTCTGGGTTTCCACTTAGGTTTCCAGTTTCCACCCAGCGAGGCGCGTTTGTCCAAGGACAGCGCGCCTTTCGTGTTTCTGGCCGGGTGGAAACCAGGGTGGAAACCTAGCCGCTGTTAACTGCCCATTCCCAGCCCATTCGGTGGGTTTCCACCTCAAAGGCATCGCCCCATGCAGCTTGCTCTCTCCGAGCCGGTCCCACCGGCCGTCGGCGCGATGTCGTGCGCCTTGGCTGCCGAAGGGCCGGTCTATGGCAGCGTGTGCAGTGGGATCGAGGCGGCCACGGTCGCCTGGGAGCCACTGGGTTGGCATCCCGCCTTTTTCGCCGAGATCGAACCGTTCCCCTCTGCCGTGCTGGCCCACCATTACCCCCATGTTCCCAATCTGGGCGACATGACCGCCATCGACGGTCGGGCTTGGCGGGGCAAGATCGACGTGCTGGTGGGTGGGACGCCTTGCCAGGCGTTCTCGGTGGCGGGCCTGCGCAACTCGCTCGACGACGCGCGCGGCAACCTTGCCCTCAAATTCGTGGAATTCGCCGATGCTATCGACCCAACTTGGATTGTTTGGGAGAACGTCCCCGGCGTGCTGTCCACCCGCGACAATGCCTTCGGATGCCTTCTGGGCGGATTGGCCGGCGAAGATGGTCCGTTGCTTCCGCCAGGGGGCAAATGGACGGACGCTGGTGTTGTCGTTGGCCCCTCGCGCACAGTCGCATGGCGGGTGCTCGACGCCCAATATTTCGGCCTGGCCCAACGCCGCCGCCGTGTGTTCGTTGTGGCAGGTGCTGGAGACCGGGCCGATCCCGTCGCGGTACTTTTTGAGCGCCAAGGCGTGCGCCGGGATTCTCCGCCGCGCCGAGAAGCGGGGCAAGGCGTTGCCCCCACGCTTGATGCTCGCGCTGGCCGCAGCGGTGAAACATCCTTCGCCACCAGCGGCGGACTGATTGCCGAGGCATTCGGCGGCAACAACACCTCCGGCCCGATCGAGGTCGCCACCGCCCTCAATGCCTGTCATTCCGCCAGTGGCCGGATGGATTTTGAGAGCGAGACCTTTGTCGCTACCACACTGCGGGCCCGTGATCTGTCCCGTGGCGTCGATAGCGACTGTACCGACACGCTGATTGCCCATTCCCTTCGCGGCGAAGGCTTCGACGCTTCGGAAGACGGCACCGGACGCGGCACACCGCTGGTTCCGGTCTCCATCGCTATTCCGATCCAGGAGGCTGGTGCCCGCACCGGAATCAGCACCAGTGATCCTCGCGCCGGAATCGGTGTCGGCAGTGACGGCGACCCGATGTTCACCTTGCAGGCGGGCAAGCAGCACGCCGTGGCGTTCGCCCAGAACCAGCGGGACGAGGTCCGCGCCCTGACCGTTGCCGGTGCCCTGGCCGCCGAGCCGGGAACCAAGCAGCAGACCTATGTCGCTTTCGACTGCAAGGCAGGAACCGGATTCCAGTCGGCCGAAGCCGACGGCATCACTCCGACGCTCCGGGCGATGAACGCCCTGGGCCGGGACAATGCCGGTGGCCAGTTGGCGGTCCAGCACGGTATGGCGGTGCGGCGCCTGACGCCCCGTGAATGCGAACGGCTGCAGGGCTTTCCCGACGATTACACCCGCATCCCTTGGCGCGGCAAACCGGCGGACCGGTGCCCCGATGGTCCCAGGTATCGGGGCCTGGGGAATTCCATGGCCACCACCGTCATGAATTGGCTGGGGCGCCGCATCCAGGCCGCCGGGACTCGATGATGACTCGCAATCCCTATCGCCTCGACGGCCCGGCGCTGGTGTCGTTCTCGGGCGGGCGCACGTCCGGCTACATGCTGCGCCAGATTCTGGACGCCCATGACGGCCAACTGCCCGACGATGTCCATGTGGTGTTTTTCAATACCGGGCGGGAATTCGAGCAGACGCTCCGCTTCGTCCACGAATGCTCAGTGCGCTGGCAGGTCGCCATCACCTGGCTGGAATTCGATCCGACCGAGCCGTTCGACACCAGCGTGGTTGGCTATAACAGCGCGTCGCGCGATGGCGAACCCTTCGCCAAGGTGATTCGGGTCCGGGGCTTCCTGCCCAACCCGACCATGCGGCTTTGCACCCATTACCTCAAGGTCAAGCGCGGCATCGCCTTCATGCGCGACATCATGGGCTACGGCGAGTGGACCAATGTGGTCGGCCTACGCCATGACGAGCCGCGCCGGGTCGCCCGCCAGAAGGCCCTGAACGAGGCCGATAAGGAACGCTTCGAGACGGTGCTGCCGCTCGACGTGGCCAAGGTGAATCGCCGCGACGTGTCGGCGTTCTGGAAGCGCCAGCCCTTCGATCTCGGCCTGCCCGACAACAACGGCAAGACGCCGCTGGGGAATTGCGACCTCTGTTTCATGAAGGGCGCGGCCACCATCAAGGGGATCATGCGGCTGTTCCCCGAACGGGCACGGTGGTGGATCGACATGGAGCGCAACGCCCCGGCGCTCGGCACCCTGACCAAGCCGGAGATGGCGCTGTTTCGTGCCGACCGGCCCAGCTACCGCGAATTGCTCAGTTTCGTCCGCCGCCAGCGGGATTTCGAGGGCGGCCCGTCCGATGACTGCCTGCCCTGCGATTGCACGGACTGATCATGACCCATCCGCTTCCCGACACGGTCGAGCCTTGGCCCATCGACCGGCTGATCCCCTATGGCCGCAATGCGCGGACCCATTCGGACGGCCAGGTCGCCCAGATCGCCGCCAGCATGGTCGAGTTCGGTTGGACCAATCCCGTGCTGGCCGACAGTAAGGGCAACGTCATCGCCGGGCATGGCCGACTGGCCGCCGCCAAGTCCCTCGGCCTGGATAAGGTGCCGGTGGTGATCCTCGACCATCTGACCGAGGCCCAGCGGCGGGCCTATATCCTGGCTGACAACAAACTGGCCCTGAATGCCGGTTGGGACGACGAGACCCTGGCGGCGGAACTGCACGCGCTCAATGCCGAGGGCTACGACCTCGACCTGATCGGCTTCTCGGAAGAAGAACTGGACGCCTTGATGGCTCCCCTCGACGACGAGGGCGACGGCCAGGGCGATGGGGATGAAGATGAGGTTCCAGAGCCGCCCGCCGATCCGGTGACGCGACCGGGTGATCTGTGGGTTTTGGGCCGACATCGCCTGCTCTGCGGCGATTCCACCGTGGTGACCGACGTGGACCGTCTGCTGGCCGGGGCAAAACCCCATCTTCTGGTCAGCGATCCGCCCTATGGGGTGGAATATGCCCCGGAATGGCGCAATGAGGCCGGAGTTTCGACTACAACCCGCACCGGCAAGGTCGCCAACGATGATCGTGCCGATTGGCGGGAAGCCTGGGCGCTGTTTCCCGGCGAGGTCGCCTATGTCTGGCATGCCGGCATCCATGCTGGGGTGGTCGCCGAGTCCCTGGCGGCCTGCGATTTCGAGATCCGGTCGCAGATCATCTGGTCGAAGCCGCGATTCGTCCTCAGCCGGGGCCATTACCACTGGCAGCATGAGCCCTGCTGGTACGCGGTGCGCAAGACCGCCACCGGTCATTGGCAGGGGGCGCGGGATCAGGCCACGGTGTGGGCCATTGGTTCCGGCGGCGACGAGGACGAGGCGACAGTCCACGGCACCCAGAAGCCGGTGGAATGCATGCGTCGGCCGATGCTCAACAACAGCGCCGAGGGCGACGGGGTTTACGAGCCCTTCGCTGGCAGCGGCACCACGGTGATTGCCGCCGAGACCACCGGGCGGATCTGCTTTGCCATGGAACTCAACCCGGCCTATTGCGATGTGGTGGTGGGGCGCTGGCAGAAGCTGACCGGGGGCAAGGCCATCCTGGATGGTGATGGCCGCTGCTTCGACGACATTGCCGCCGGGAAGGCGGTCAGCGCCGGGTGATCCGGCGCAGCGAATGCTGGTACTTGGCGTCGGTGGGCTTCCAGTTCAGCGGCTTGCACCCAAGGCGCAGGTAGCGCTCCCAGAATTCGAGAACCTGCTGATTGCTGTAGCCCTTGCCGCGCAGATACTCGAAATCGGCCTGCGACCATTGCGGATGGGCCTTCAGGGCGGCGGTGGGGCGGACGGTCAACCGGGCAGCCATGATCACTTCGCCCTCTGGCCGGCGGCGTAGGCGGCTTCCAGGGCGGCCTTGATATTCCAGACCGAAAGCTCGTGGAAGTCGAGGCGGTCGCTATTGCGGGTGTCCAGGGTCTCCAGGCCGACGATCTTGGTGGCGATCTCGGTCAGGGTTTGGTCTCGGGTCTGCATGGTGTTGGCCTCCGTTGTGGTAGGGCCAGTAACGCTCTGTTCCACATGCTTATCAAGCAAGTTAATCGTTCAATTTCAACGTTGTAGAGTGATGCGCCAATCCCGCCGTATGTCCCTGATCGAGGCCGCCGCCAACGTGGTGATTGGCTATGGCATAGCGGTCGCCACCCAGATGGTGGTGTTCCCGATCTTCGGCATTCACATCACCCTGGCCGATGATCTGCGGATTGGTCTGGTCTTTGCCGTGGTCTCGATTTTCCGATCCTACGCTTTACGGCGGCTGTTCGAAGTTGTTCGCCGCTGATCCGGCCGGCTTGGAATCGAGGCGGCGGGCGGCTACTCTTTCGGGCCACAATTTCCGAGGGGAGAGCATCATGAGTAAATCCGCCATGTCCAAGGCCATCCGCCAAGCCGCCGGTTGCAGCGTCGCCCAGGCCGATGCCGCCGTCGAAGCGGTGCTGGCCACCATCGTCGATGGCGTTAAGGCCGAGGGCCGCTTCAGCGTCATCGGTTTCGGCTCCTTCTCCAAGTCCGAGCGCCCGGCCCGGCAGGGTCGCAATCCGCGGACCGGCAAGACCATCGACATTGCCGCCTCGACCTCAATCAAGTTCAGCACCTCGGCGGCTTTGAAGAAGTCGCTGTAAGTCATGGCCGTCAATCCTGAGCATGTAGCCCGCGCCGCGAATGATCTGATGGATCACTATGGTCAGGCCGCTCTCGATGTGGCCAGGAAGCAAGCTGAACGCGCGTCGAGGGCCGGTGACATGCCGGCCCTCGATCAAGCCCTGATGGTTCTGACTGAAATTGAGCGCCATCAGGAGATTTCGTCCACACCGGTGACGTAGGCGTCGCCTTTATTCCAGGACCCTTCGTCGATCTCCCACTCGGTGTCGGTGCTGTTGAACAGTTTCTCGAAGGCGGTGACCTCGGCTTGCTTGGGCGTTTCGGCTTCGACCTCGACGACGGTGCTTTCCGTGACGTCGCGGGTGATGATGATGCTGTAGCGGGGCATGGGGCGTCTCCTCAGTCCATCACTCGGTAGATTCGACCGCGGCCTTCGACTTTCTCGCTGGTGACGTCAAGACCCAGCTTCTTCTTCAAGGCACCGGCGATTGCGCCCCTTGCCGTATGTGGCAACCAGCCGAACTCGGCGGTGATCTCGGCGATGCTGGCACCCTCGGGCCGCTTCAGCATGGCGATCAGAGCTTCTTGCTTCGTGCCTTCGCGGGGCTTGCGGGCCGGTTTCGCGCCGTGGGCGTCCGTGGGCGGAGATTCTGCTTCGCCAGCCATGTCAGTCGCCGGTTCTTCTTTCGGCACCGTGTCGGCGCCCGTGTCGGCGGCAATGCCCAACGCCATGTAGGCGGCGGCCGTGGCAACCAGCGTCAGCGGGGCTCCATCCTCGGCCTCGCGCCAGACCGGAGTGCCGACTTCGGCCGGGATCGCCTCGATCAGGTCCTTCTTGATCATGCTGGTCAACACCATGTCGACCGCCCCGCCCTTCAAGGATGCGGTGATCGGCAGGACCAGCCCGCCCTCGCGGGCGCAGGCGGCGGCGAGGATGACGGACTGGGTATCGGAAAGCTGGATCGTGGCCATGGTGGTTCCCTCCGGGGTGTCGGCGCGGGGATGCGCCTGTACCACCCCGAGCCCAACCGGGCGGACCCGGTCGGGGCGGTGAGGAAGCCAGGGCGTCAGGCGGCCATGTTGGCCAGGAGACGTCGGGCTTCGTAAATCGCCGCCCACATGGCGCGGTCATCGGCTGGCCCGTCGGTTGTTTCGATCTCAGTCGCGGCGCGGTCGATGGCCCGCAACGTTCCCACCATGGCGGCATTGTCGGCACGCAGGCGGTCGATCTCGGTGGAATCAGTCATCCGTATTTCCTTTCTTGATGGTTCTGCCGGCGAGGCCGGACCTCAGGCTGCCGCGTCGGCCATGATCTCGAAATGGGTAACGAAGCCGGTAAGGTAGGGCAGCCCGTGCGGGATGCCGGTTTCCCGCGCCGTTTGGCGGCTGATGGTCCAGGCCATCCAGCGGGCCACCGCCGCGTCGATCGCCGCCGCCAGCCCGAGACCGCGAAACAATCCGTTGGCGACGTCGTCGGCGAAGTGGCGGCCCTGGGTGCTGTCGAGGAAATCGCGCACAGCCGTGTCGGGGCAGCCGGTGGCGAGTTGGATCGCAGGCATCGCCAAATTCCAGGCTTCGGTCTGGTCGGCGTGATCGCCCATGGTGCCGAAAAAGCCCCAATCAATATTGGCGGTGGGGAGGATGATGTTGGGCATGGTGGTCTCCGTTGTTCGTGGAACCATCCATCGCTCTGTCGGCCCGGCACATCAACTGGAATAGCGGATCATTTCCTTTCGTTTTAAGGCTTCGATCATGGGGGTGTCCGTTCGAGAATATGCCCGCAGGCGTGGCGTCAGTCATACCGCCGTGCGCAAGGCGGTGCAGACGGGCCGGATTCCCCAGGAGCCCGATGGCACCATCGACCCGGTAAAGGCCGATGCCGCCTGGGACGCCCAGACCGACCCTGCCCGACGGGCGGCAGGGCCGCCGCCCTCAATACCGATCCCCGCCCCGAAACCCTCCTCGTCGCCGTCACTCCCGCGCGAGACCGTTCCGCCATTGCCCACCACCTCCGGCGCCACCTTCGCCCAGGCCCGCACCGCCCACGAAGTCGCCAAAGCTCAGAAAGCCCGCATCCAGGTGGATCGCCTCAAGGATGAGGTGGTCGACCGAGCGCGGGCCACCGCCCTGGTGTTCAAGCTGGCCCGGCAGGAACGGGATGCCTGGATCACCTGGCCCGCCAGGGTGGCCGGGCAGATGGCGGCGGAGGTCGGCATCGACCCGCATGTGATGCAGACCCTGCTGGAAGCCCATGTCCACGCCCATCTCGACGAACTCGCCGCCATCGAGCCGAACTTCCGATGACGCGTTTGGGTTCCGGGGAGCGGACGCTGTGCTGCTGGCATGGCAGGACGGGATGCGTCCTGATCCCCGCCTGACCGTGTCCCAATGGGCCGATCAGCACCGCATGCTGTCGAGCCGGGCCTCGGCCGAGCCGGGCCGGTATCGTACGGCGCGGACCCCTTATATGCGCGACATCATGGACGCGCTGTCGCCCTCCAATCCGGTGCAGCGGGTGGTGTTCATGAAGGCGGCCCAAGTAGGGGCCACCGAGGCCGGTTGCTGCTTCATCGGCTTCGTCATTCACCATGCGCCGGGGCCGATGCTGTGCGTCCAGCCCACGGTGGAGATGGCGAAACGAGCGTCGCGGCAGCGCATCGATCCGCTGATCGACGAAAGCCCCGCCATCCGGGAACGGGTCAAACCGGCCCGGTCGCGGGACGCCGGCAACACCATGCTGTCGAAGGATTTTCCCGGTGGCACATTGGTGCTGACCGGGGCTAACAGTGCTGTGGGCCTGCGCTCCATGCCGGCCCGTTACCTGTTCCTGGACGAGGTCGATGCCTATCCGGCTTCCGCCGATGAGGAAGGCGATCCGGTTGGTCTGGCCGAGGCCCGCTCGCTGACCTTCGCCCATAGGCGGAAAGCGTTCCTGGCTTCGACGCCCACTATCCGGGGTCTGTCGCGCATTGAGCGGGAATACGAAACGTCCGACCAGCGCCGCTTCTTCGTGCCGTGCCCCCATTGCGGGATCATGCAGTGGCTGAAGTTCGAGCGGCTCAAATGGGATAAGGGGTTGCCGGGCAGCATCCGTTACGTCTGCGAAGCCTGCGACCAGGACATCGCCGAGCACCACAAGGGGGGCATGCTGGCGGCGGGCGAGTGGCGGGCTACTGCCATTGCCAGCGATCCCGGCACCATCGGCTTTCACATCTCGGCGCTGTATTCACCGCCGGGCTGGCAGTCGTGGCGGGACATCGTCCGTCTGTGGGAAGCCGCCCAGGGCAACGACGATGCACTGCGGGTGTTCAAGAATACCGTGCTGGGCGAAACCTGGGTCGAGACCGGCGAGGCCCCCGACTGGCAGCGGCTGTACGACCGCAGGGAAACCTGGAGCAATGGCGGCGTGCCGATGGGCGCCCTGTTCCTCACCGCCGGGGCCGATGTCCAGAAGGACCGCGTCGAGATCGACATCTGGGCCTGGGGCCGAGGCCTGGAAAGCTGGCTGGTCGACCATATCGTCGTCGACGGTGGCCCCGAGAAGGCCGAGACCTGGACGAGCCTGGAAGAGGTGCTCGGTCGCACCTGGAAACACGCCAACGGTGCCGCCCTGCGCATCGCCCGTCTGGCCATCGACACCGGCTACGAGGCCTCGGCGGTCTATACCTGGGGCCGCCGGATGGGCGTCGCCAGCGTGTCGCCGGTCAAGGGCGTCGAGGGCTTCAACCGCTCCAGCCCGGTGTCGGGTCCCACCTATGTGGACGCCACCGAGGGCGGCAAGAAGATCCGTCGCGGCGCCCGGCTGTGGATCGTGGCGGTCTCCACCTTCAAGTCGGAGACCTACCGCTTTCTCAGGCTGGAGCGGCCCACCGACGAGGACTTGGCCGAAGGAATCCGTTACCCGGCCGGAACGGTGCATCTGCCATCGTGGGCGGAATCCGAGTGGTGCAAGCAGTTCGTCGCCGAGCAGCTGGTGACGGTCAAGAACCGCCGCGGCTTCACCAAGCTGGAATGGCAGAAGCTGCGCGAGCGCAACGAGGCGCTGGATTGCCGGGTTTATGCCCGCGCCGCCGCCTGGATTGTCGGCGCCGACCGCTGGCCCGAGGCCAAGTGGCGGGATCTGGAGCTCCAGGTCGAGGCCGCCGCCGACCGTGACGCCGTGACCACCGAAGATTCCGAAGCCGGCCAGATCCGGCGCGGCACCCGCCGTCCCCGGCGGATCATCAGATTCAGCAACATGGCGTAACTATGACCCTCGACGAGATGAAGGCCGAGCACGAACGGGTGCTATCGCGGCGCAACGCCCTGGTGGCCCGCGTCACCATCGGCGACCGCACCGTTCATTACGACCTGACCTTGGCCGACAAGGTGCTGGCCGATCTCGACCGTCGCATCACCGTGCTGGAGGGGAAGAAGCCTCGCCGTCGTGTCCTGACCATCGCCAGCAAGGGCCTGTAGACCATGCTGTCGGCATTGCGCAGGAAGGTCGGCGCCCTGATCGGCGGTTTCGAGGCCAGCCTGGGCAATCGCCGCCTCAAGGGCTTTCAGCCCAGTCGCGCCCACGTCAATACCCTGGTGGCGGTCAGTGGTCTCGAGATCACGGCGCGGGCCCGCTATCTGGTCCGCAACAACGGCTATGCCGCCAATGCCGTCGAAAGCTGGACCGGCAACGCGGTCGGCACCGGCATCAAGCCGTCGTCGCTGATTGCCGATGCGGATCTGAAGGCCGAGGTCCAGAAGCTGTGGCTGGCCTGGACCGATGACAGCGACGCCGAAGGCTTGACCGATTTCTACGGCCAGCAGCGCCGTGCCGCCAGGGAGGTGTTCATCGCGGGGGAGGTGTTCTTCCGCTTCCGCCCGCGTCGGCCCGAGGATGGGCTGGCGGTGCCGCTGCAGCTTCAGATGCTGCCGTCCGAAATGCTGCCGCTGAGCCGCAACGAGACTCTGCCTTCCGGCAACATCATCCGTCAGGGCATCGAGTTCGACGGTATCGGCCGGCGGGCGGCCTACTGGTTCCTGCGCCGTCATCCCGGCGACAGCACCGATCCGGGCATGGCCGGGGAGACCGTGCGGGTGCCGGCCTCCGAGATCATTCACGTTATCGACCCGGTGGAATCGGGGCAGCTTCGCGGCGTGTCGCGGCTGGCACCGGCCATCGTCAAGCTGGCGCTGCTCGACCAGTACGACGACGCCGAGCTGGAACGCAAGAAGATCGCGGCCATGTACGCCATGTTCGTGACGTCGCCCGCCCCGGCCGATGTCCTCGACGTGACCGACGACGGCTCGGGCGACCGCATCGTCGAGGTCCAGCCCGGCCAGGTGGTGCCGCTGGAACCGGGCGAGAGCATCGAGACCTCGGCTCCGGCCGATGTCGGCGGCTCCTACGAGCCGTTCCAGTACCGCACCCTGCTGCAGATCTCGGCCGCCACCGGGGTGCCCTACGCCTACCTGTCCAACGACATGCTGAAGGCCAATTACTCCAATTCCCGGCTGGCCCTGCTGGAGTTCCGCCGCCGGGTCGAGGCCTGGCAGCACGCCGTCATGGTGCATCAGCTGTGCCGGCAGGTCTGGCAGCGCTGGATGGATACCGCCGTGCTGGCGGGGGCGCTGAGCATTCCCGGTTACGAGCGGCAGCGGGCAGGCTTCATCGCCTGCTCCTGGCTGCCGCCCAAATGGGATTGGGTCGATCCGCTCAAGGATGCCCGCGCAGAGATCGAGCAGATCGACGCCGGCCTCAAGAGCAGGACGCAAGCCCTGGCCGAGCGCGGCTACGACGCGGAACAGGTGGATGCCGAGATCGCCGCCGACAAGGCCAGGGAAAGATCGCTGGGGCTGGTGTTCGGCAATCCACCCCCGCCCATGCCGGCCAACGATCCCGCTGCTCCGAGCTGAGGAATATCCATGCACGACATCCCGCATATCGCGGCCCGGCTGTACGGGACGCCGCTGCTGATTGCCCGCACCAAGTTGGACGTGATCCTGGCCGCGCTCGGTCCCCGGCTGGCCGGGCAGACGTTGTCCTTTGATGGCGATCCGCTGGACCAGCCGGAGATCGAGGTCACCGCCGATGGCATCGCCATCGTGCCGGTGGTGGGCACCCTGGTGGCCCGCTCCGGCTATCTCGGCGCCGCCAGCGGCCTGACCGGCTATGGCGATATCGCCGAGCGGATCGAGGCGGCCGCCACCGATCCCGCTGTTCGCGCCATCCTGCTGGACGTGGATTCCCCCGGTGGCGAGGTCGGCGGGCTGTTCGATCTGGTCGATCAGATCCAGGCCATCCGTGCCCAATGCGGCAAGCCGATCTGGGCGGTGGCCAATGAGGCGGCGCTGTCGGCGGCCTATGCCATCGCCTGTGTCGCCGACCGCCTCTACGTCACCCAGACCGGCGAAGTGGGATCGGTCGGCGTGGTCGCAATCCATGTGGACGAGTCCGGCGCCGATGCCCAGGCCGGGCTGGCCTGGAGCTTCATCCATGCCGGTGCCGCCAAGATCGACGGCAATCCCCATCAGCCGCTGTCCGACTCTGCCCGTGCCGCCCTCCAGGCCGATGTGAATGCCCTCTACGGGAAGTTCGTCGCCCTGGTGGCCAAATGTCGCAAGCAGCCGCCCGAGGCGATCCGCGCCACCGAGGCCGTCACCTATCGCGGCGATCAGGCGGTGGCCGCCGGCCTCGCCGACCGGGTCGGCACCCTGCGCCAGGCGCTGGCCGATCTCGGCGCGTCGCTGGTTCGTCCCTCCGCCCGTTCCCCCGTCCTGTCCAGACCCAAGGAGACCACCATGTCCGAGCAAACGGGGGACATCCCCGTCGAGGCTGCCGCGCGCCCTGCGCCGGAGGCCGCAACCCAACTGCCTGTTGCCGCCACCGCCGAGATCGAGCAGCGCCTGCGCGCCGAATATTCCGAGATCAGCGCCATCGCCGCCCAGGCCGCCCGCCTCGGCATCACCATCGACGCCGCTGATGCCCTGGCCAAGGGCATCAAGCCCGAGGCGCTGCGCCGCTCGGTGCTGGAGCAACTGGTCGCCCGTTCCGACGCCACCGCCGTGGTGGCCGCCGCGCCGGCCCCGGCGGCCAAGACCGAAACTGAAAGCCCCATCGTCCGGCGTGCCCGCGAAGCCGCCGCCCGCAAATAACGGAGATCACCCATGTCCGTGCTGACCATGGCGCCCACCCTGGGCGACCTCCTCAAGTTCGAGTGCAACCCCAGCTATTGCCGAGAGGTGGTGACGCTGAAGGCCGGCACCAATTACCCGCTGGGCGCCGTGCTGGGGCGGATCACCGCGTCGGGCCATTACCGGCTGGCGCCCGCCGCACTGGTGGCCGGCGATGAGGGTGCCGAGACCGCCAGTGCCGTGCTGATCGAAACCGTCGATGCCAGTGCCGGTGATGCCGTCGGCGTGGTGTTGGCCCGTGGCCCCGTCATCCTGTCCCAGCTCGCCCTGACCTTCGACGCCTCCGTCGATCTTCCGGCCGAGCGCACGGCCAAGATCATCCAGCTTGCCGCCCAGGGCCTCGTCGTTCGCCAGACCGTCTAACCGAAGGACATCACCCACCATGGTCGAGATTATCAATCCCTTCGACGCGGGCGGCTATTCGCTTGCCGACATGACCCAGGCCATCAACATCCTGCCCAACCTCTACACCCGGCTCGGCCAGATGGGGCTGTTCCGCTTCGAGGGCGTCACCCAGCGCAGCGTCATCATCGAGCAGGCGGAAGGCGTCCTCAACCTGCTGCCCACCGTGCCGCTGGGCGGCCCCGCCACCGTCGCCAACCGGGACAACCGCGCCATGCGCGCCTTCTCGCTCCCGTGGATTCCCCATGACGACACCATCCTGCCTCAGGATATTCAGGGGGTGCGCGGCTTTGGCAGCGCCGATGCCGCCGATCCCCTGACCACCATCATGGAGCGCAAGCTGACCCGCATGCGGTCCAAGCACGCCCAGACCCGTGAGTTCATGGAGGTCAACGCGCTCCGGGGCATCGTCCGCGACGGCGCCGGGTCCACCCTCTACGACTACTTCAGCGAATTCGGCCTGGCCCGCCAGCAGGTGGATTTCGCGCTGGGGACCGCCACCACCAACGTCCAGGCCAGGGTACGCGAGGTTTTGCGCAAGGTGGAAACCGAACTGAAGGGCGAGACCATGTCGTCGGTCACCGCCCTGGTCAGCCCCGATTTCTTCGACAAGCTGATCGGCCATGCCAAGGTCGAGCAGGCCTACCAGTACTATACGACCGTAGGCGCCCAGCCGCTGCGCGAGGACGTGCGCCGCCGCTTCCCCTTCGCCGGGCTGGTGTTCGAGGAATACAGCGCCACCGTCACCCTTTCGACCGGCGGCACCGAGACCCTGGTTCCGGCGGGCGAGGGCATCGCCTTTCCGCTCGGCACCATGGATACCTTCGTCACCTATGGGGCGCCTGCCAATCTGATCGAGACGGTCAACACCATGGGCCTGCCCATGTATGCCCGCCAGCTTCCCCGTCAGGACGGCAGTGCCATCGACGTCAAGACCGAGGCCTCGATCCTCCCCGTGAACAAGCGGCCCCGGCTGGCGGTCCGCATCTTCTCCAGCAACTGACCATGACCGCCTTCGCGGATGCCATCGACGACCTGTTCGCCGATCCCAACCTCGCCGTCACCGTGCTGTACCAGGGCCGTCCCGTGCGTGCCCTGGTGCGCCGGCCGGATCGGGACGTTCAATTCGGCGACATCGTCCTCCATGCCGCCACCTCGGTGTTCGAAATCCGGGTGAGCGAGGTGGAATCGCCAACCGAGGGCGACACCATCACCCTGGGCGACGAGAGCTTCATCGTCCAGGGCACCCCGACCCGCGATGCCGAGCGGCTGGTGTGGAGCATCGACACGAGGCCGGTATGAAACTGTCCGCCCGCATCGACGGCGATCTGCGGCGCATCCTGGCCGACGAGTTGACCCTGGCGGAAGCCGCCATCACCGACGGCATGCGTGATGCCGCCGAGGGCCTCAAGGCGGAACTGCGCCAGCAGGTGGCAGCCGCCGGGTTGGGGCCGCGTCTCGCCAACACCTGGCGCTCCGAGGTTTATCCCAAGGGCCGCACCAGCCTGCGGGCCGCCGGCTTCGTCTTCAGCAAGGCCCCCGACATCGTCGCCGCCTTCGAGGACGGCACGGTGATCCGCTCGACCAAGGGCTTCTGGCTGGCGATTCCCACGCCTGCCGCCGGGACCGGAGCTGGCGGCAAGCGGATCGATCCGGGCCTGTGGGAACAGATGCACGGGCTACGCTTGCGCTTCGTCTACCGCCGCTCCGGCGTGTCGCTGCTGGTGGCCGACGATATGCGGGCACGGACTGGCAAGCGCGGTGGCTTTGCCAAGGGCAGCGCCAGCGCCTTGCGCAGTGGTGCCGGGCTGGCCTCGGTGGTGATGTTCATCCTGGTGCCGCAGGTGAGTTTGCGGAAACGCCTCGATGTCGCCACCGCCGCCGAGAAATGGGCCGACGCGGTACCGGGGCTGGTGATCAGGAATTGGCGGGATGCGGGCGGATAACGGCGCTATTCCGAGAATGCCCGCGCGTCGAACTCGAATGTCGCCCTGCGCAGCACGTCATCACGTTGCCATAGCACCCTCTCGCGGGTCACCGACAGCCACCATGTCTGCGTTTCCTGGGGCTGCGGCTTGGCAAAGGCGGCCGGCGACAGGACCGCTCCGCATCCGCCCCGGTTGGGGGATCGGACCGATTCATAGCGGATTGCTCCGATTCCGGCTTCGCGGGCTGAATTCGCCAATGCCTGCGTGGCTTCATAGTTCTTGGGGGCGATCCACTGTGCTCGGCTCTCGTCGAAGGGAGGCTGGCGCAGATCGATGGTCACGCTATCGATGGCGACGCTGAACACCGTCTGCGGTTTGGGGTCGAGAGCTTCCAGCGACGGGCTTGCCACCAGGAAGCGCCAGCGCCAAAACCCAAGCTCGGCGCAGGCGGTTTCGACCTCGTCGGCACCGTAGAATACGCCAGGATCGGTTTGTCCGCGGAACCGGGAGCCGCTCGGCGGCGGGGGATAGCGGAACGGGGTGAACAGCAGCCAGTGCAGTCCTGCCGCGCCGGACGGCAAGGGAGGCTTCGATCCTTCCAGCAACTGCTCCAGCAGGGCCTGCTCGTCCAGGGTGTCAACCAACACCATGGTCGAAACGGCATGTTGGGCCTCGACGGCCCGCCACAGGCTGAATTGGGCAGGCGCGGCTTCAGATGCGACCGCGATAGGCGTCCAGGTAATGGATGACACGGATCAGTCCCTCGGTCGTGCGAACAAGCTCGGCCGGGCGGCCGTTCAAAGCAAGGTTCTCGCCATCCAACCACTGCTTGGCCGGTTCACTATGCCCCAGGATCGCATCGAGCGACCGGAACATGCGGACGAATAGGAGCGACAGTTCCCACTCCTTCTTGCGGCCGGGGTCGAGCACGTAGCCACCGGCATGAAGGCGCGATGCGGTGGCGGTACTGATGCCGAGGATGTCGGCCAGAGCCGCCTGATTGACATGAAGAAGCCCCGCTGCCCGGATGACGGCCTTGGAAAGGGTCACGCCGGCCTGGGGGGAGGACGCCATCTGGGTGCGAGCCACAGTAACCTCCGTCGTTGCTGTGGAAACGATATGCAAGTTTAGTTCCCATGGCAACATATAATCTCGTCTACCCCCTGATCGACAGGCCCCTCTCCATGCCCTCCGTCCGCGAACAGATCCTGTGCGCCCTGTTGGCGCGGCTGGAAACCGTCCCCGCCGCCACGGTGAAGCGCGAAGTACCGCTGCCCGAGACGGTGCCGGCGGGAGGCCTGATCATCCTGCGTGACGGCGATCCTGGCGATCCGGAGGTGCTGCTGTCGCCACCGGCCTATCTGTGGCAGCACCAGGCAGAGATCGAGGTGATCGTCAGCGGTGGGCCCAGCGAGGCCAACGTCGCTCTCGATCGCCTGCTGATGGCGGTCGGCCAAGCCCTGGCCGGCGACCGTGGTCTCGGCAGCCTCGTCGACTGGCTCGATTGGGGCGCGGCCAAGACCCACGGCCTCGCCATCGACGGCGCCGCCGGCCTCAAGGGCGCGGTGGTGCCGGTCACCATCCACTACGCCAGCGACAACCCGCTTGGCTGATCTCCACCTTCATCAAGGATTCTGATTATGGCGAAGACCCGGGCCTACGGTGCCGATTGCGTGCTGCTGGCCGCATTCGAGACCGCCTACGGCACCCCGCCGGCCGACGGCTACACAAGGCTGTCCTTCAAGGACTCCACCCTCGGCGCCGAACGGCCGCTGGGCTACGACCCGCTGCTGGGCCAGGGCCGCGATGCCCAGGACCCGTTCTACGATGCGGTCAAGGACGAGGGCGATATCGGGGTGCCGCTGGATCTGCGCGGCCTGGGCTTCTGGCTCAAGGGGCTGTTCGGGGCGCCGGTCACCACCGATCAGCACGACGGCAGTTTCAGCCACGCCTTCACCTCCGGCGGCGATCTGCCCAGCCTCGCCATCGAGATCGGCCATGCCAAACTGGCGACGCCGAAGTTCTTCCGCCACGGCGGCGCCAAGCTGGACAAGCTCGCCTTCACCATGGCGCGGACCGGCGCCGCCAACGCCACCATCTCGCTGGTCGCCCAGGGCGAAACCGAAGCGAGCCAATCCATCGACGCCACTCCGACCACCCTGGCGCTGAAGCGGTTCAGTCAGGGCAGTGGCACCATCAAGGTCGGTGGCACCCAGCTCGCCAACGTGATGGGTGGCAAGCTCACCTTCGCCAACAATCTGGAGCGGGTCGAGACCATCCGCTCCGACGGCCTGATCGACGGTGTCGACGAGACCGAAGCCACCGCCGAAGGCTCCATCGATGTCCGCTTCTCCACCGACACCACCCTGACAGCGGCCATCGCCGCCGAGAGCCCGGTGGAACTCGCATATGGCTTCACCATCCCCGGCACCAGCTTCGCCCTGACCTTCGATCTGCCCCGCGTCTTCTGCCCCAAGAAAAAGCAGGAGGTCAAAGGCCCCGGCGGCATCCAGGCCAGCTACGACTGGCGCGCCGCCCGCGACCCGGTGGCCGGCTATCTGCTGCGAGTGACGCTGGTTAACGACGTGCCTTCCTATTGATGTTGATCCGCTTCGCGGTTGGGCTCCCGCCCAAGCCCGGCTGGAGCGATGCTCCAGACCACCTTTGATTTTCAAAAATGAAGAGGGTTTGGGACATCGTCCCAAGCCAGGGCGGCAGCCCGTCCGCGCAGCGGAACATGGAGTGTCCCGATGATGATCCGTCTCGATCTGTCCGACGATCCGCGCTGGCTCGACCTGGGGCGCGGCGTGCGGGTGCAGGTGCGCCCGCTGACCACCCCGGTCTACAACTTGATCCAGGCCCGCGCTCTGGAGCTGATGGGGCAATTGGAGGATGACGGCGAACTGGCCCTCGACCTTGCCGGTCGCACCATCCGCGAAGCCTTGTACCGCTCGCTGATCACCAAAGGGCTGGCGCTCTACGCCATCCTGGCCTGGGAGGGGATCGGAGCCGAGGAAGGGCCGGCGCCGGTGACGCCCGCCACCATCGAAGCCTTCATCGACGGCCAGCCGGTGCTGGCCCAATTGTTTCATCACGCCTATCTCGAGCCGTTCACCCTGCTGGACGCGGAAAAAAACGCCTCTACTCCCGCGCCCGCTGGCACTGGGGCGGCGGGAGAGCCTATTGCCGCCGGTGCCACGACGACGGACTCCCTTGCGCCCGAGGCCGCCGTAACGGCGACGGCGCCCGCTGCCCCTCGGTCGAACACGCCCCCCTGACCGTCGAGGGCTGGCAGGCCTGGGATCTGCTGGAACGCGCTTGCGGCCAGCTTCGTATTGCGGGTTCCGCCATCACCGGTCTCGACCTCACCGCCTGCCTTAGCCTGGGATCGGCCTTGGGCTACGACCGCCGCGCCATGGCCGAGTTGCTGCCCTCCGCCGAGGCCGGTCTGGTCGAGGGGCTGGCCTCCCAACATACCGACGAGTCCGATCCGGAGTGAGCGTCGCGAACGACTGGACCGTTGAGGTCCCCGGAGTGGCCCCGAGCGAGAGCGAGGGAACAGCCATGGAGGTAGCCAAGCACGCGGAGGCGTGCGCCCGGCAATTGAGGGCAGAATCAAAATGCCGACCCGTGACCTTTCCATTCGCCTCAGCCTCTCCAATGCCGAGGCGGTCAAGTCGGCCCTGGTGGAATTGGGCGATCGCGGCCAGGGCGCCCTGAAGTTGATCGAGGCGGCGTCCGACCGGGCCGGGGCCTCCTCGGCCAAATTCGAGGCCACAATCCAGCGCCTTAAGGAAAACCTCGACCCGGCGATCCGCGCCCAGGAGCAGATGGCGCGTGGCCAGGACATGCTGGCCGAGGCGCTGAAGCGCGGTTCCGTCACCACCGACGAGCATGGTCGCTTCCTCAAGCTGCTCAAGGATCGCTGTGCCGAGGCCGGCGGCGCGGTCACCGCCATGGGCAATGCCCACGGCATGGCCACCTGGCAGATCCAGGCGGTGAGCCATTCGGTGCGGGCCTCGGCCGAGATGCTGATGGCCGGCGCCAGTCCGGTCCACACCTTCGCCATGGAGGGCATGCGCCTCACCTCGGTGTTCGGGGCCGGCAGCCTCGCCGTCATGGGCTGGGGCGTGGCGGTGGCGGCGTTGGCCGCCCCGGTGGCGCTGGGCCTGTCCCATCTGATGAAGATGGAGGACGAGGCCCGCCGTCTGTCGGTGGCGCTGAAGGCCATGGGCGATTCGGCGCGGCTCTCGGTGGGCGACCTCAAATCGGTCATCGTCAGTTCCAGCCAGAAGGGTCCGTTCGGTCACGACGATGCCGTCGCCATGGTCCAGGCCCTGCTGAAGAACAATCAGCTCGGCGGTGACACCTTCCGCCGCGTCGCCGGTCTGGCCGGAGACTTCGCCGCCGCCTCCGGCCAGGACATGGCCAAGGGCGCCGAGCAACTGGCCGAGGCGGTGACCAAGGGCTACGAGGGGGTGAAGCGGTTCGACGAGCAGTGGAACCTGCTCACCGCGTCCGAACTCGCCAACATCCGCACCCTGTTCGAGCATGGCCAGAAGGTCGAGGCGGTCACCTTGTTCCTCGACAAGGCCAATGCCCGCTTCAAGGGGCTGGCCGAGGAAGGCATGGGTGGGGCCGCCAAGGCCGCCCACGATCTCGGCCTCGCCTGGGAGCATCTGTGTGAGGCCCTGTCGCACACCGGCATGGTCGAGGGCACCCGCAACGCATTGACCTCCCTGGTCACCGGGGCGGCGGCGCTGCTGGGCAACCAGGAGGCCCAGGCTGCCAGCCTGAAGGACAAGATCGCCGACCTGGAGAACTTGCGCAAAGCGGTGGTCACCGACTTCGCCCGCGGCAATATCGACAAGCAATTGGCCGATGCCAAGGCGGACCTCGCCCGCATCGAGGACGAGCGCCGCACCGGCATCACCATCGGCAAGGACGGCAAGAGCCTGTCGGCCCCCATGCCGCCGCCGCCGGTCCCGGTGGTGTCGCCCGAGACCGAAGCCAATGACGCGTTGGAGCGCGACCGCAAGAAGCTGGTCGATCTCCAGTCGGAATACGCCAAGACCGCCGCCGCCATGCGCCTGCCCCAGGCGGCGCGGGAACTGGCCCTGGTGGCGATCAAGGCCGAGGACGAGGCGCTCAAGCTCAATCTCGGCAGCCAGGGAGCGACCGAGTTGAAGGCGCTGCGCCTGGGCGAGGCCAAGCTCAAGCTCGCCACCGCCACGCGGGATTCCATCACCGCCATGCTGCGCGAGGCGGCGGCCATAGACACCCTGACCGCCGCCATCGGCAGGGGCTATGATTCCAAGCTTGCGGCGCAGAAGCAGGTGTTCGTCGAAGCCGAAGCCAAGAAGAACCCCTTCGCCGCCCGTGATGCGCTGGGGACGGCCTTCGACGCCAAGGCCGAGGCCGAGCGCCGCAACCGCGAGGCCTCCACCGCCCATGATCTCGACCGCCAGATCGAGTCCGAGCGGCGTCTGGCCGATGCCCGAATGCGGGGAGCCGAAGCCGCCCGCCAGGAAGGCATCGCCACCGAGGCGTCGCGCCGGCACGAGGATGAAGGTCTCGACGAGGCGGCCTTGCGCATCCGGCTCCAGGTTCTCGACGCCGAACGCCAGCGCCAGGATCTGCTGGCCAAGGCCAAGTCGCTCAATCCGGCCCTGACCTACCAGGAGGAAATCGACGCCATCGACCGGCTGCGCCAGTCCAAGGAAGGCGCCCTGGTCACAGAGCAGCAATATGCCCGCGCCACCGAGGATGCGGCCCTGCGCCGCCTGTCGGCCGAGAAGGATTGGGTGTCGGGGGCCGAGCGGGCGTTGATCAGCTATCGCCGCTCCATCGAGGATTCCGCCTCGGCCATGGAGCAGGGGTTGACCCACGCCCTGAAGTCCACCGAGGATGCCTTCGTCAAATGGGCCACCACCGGCAAGCTGTCGGCCACCGATCTGTTCAACACCATCGCCGAGGAGGCGGTGCGGGCGGCTTATCGCATGGCCATCGTGGCGCCGCTGTTTGGGGCGGCCGGTGCCGGGAGCGGGCTGTTCGGCGGATTGCTCAGCGGCCTCGGCGGTCTGTTCTCCGGGGGCGGCAGCAGCGGCGGTGGATCGGTGCCGGTGTCCGATACCGGCAATTTCGCCATCGCCCATTCCGGTGGCCTGATCGGTCTTGACCGGCTGGACACCCGCTCGTACAGCGCGTCGGTATTTGCCGGGGCGCCGAAATTCCATGGCGGCGGGCTGGTGGCCGGTGAGCGTCCCATCGTCGCCAAGGTGGGCGAAGGGGTGTTCACGCCGAGGCAGATGGACAATGCCGACCGCATTCTGAGCGCCGCCCTGTCGCAGCCAGCCGTGGGCGTGGTGGTAACGGTCAACAACAATGCCTCGGGCACCCAGGCCCGCGCCGAACAATCCCAGGGACCGGATGGCCGCATCCAACTCGACATCATCGTCGAGGAAATCGAGGGCCGCATGAATCGCCGCATCGGTCGCGGCGAAGGCATGGCCCCGGTGCTGGAGCATCGCTACGGCCTGAACCCGGCGGCGGGGACCTATCGGTAGCGGTCAGGAATCGATGTGGCGTTCGCTGTCCATGGAATGGTGCAGCACCCGAACGACGAAAATGCCCGCATCCTCGATCAGATAATAGATCACATGCCCGGCATGGGCGTGGCGCAGCAGTTCTTGGTGCCGAGTCCCCGCCGAGCGCCCCAGGCGGGGATTGTCGGCCAGCATTCGCAGGCAGCCGGACAGATCACCGTAATAGGCATCCGCCTGGGCTTCGCCGAAGCTCTGGTGGGAATAGACGTATATCTCAGCCAAATCAGCGTCGGCGGCGTTGGAAAGGACGTAATCACCCATGCCGCAGGCGAGCCTTGGCCTCGGCCATGATGTCGTCCGCCTTGCGCGGGCTGCGCCCGCTCTTCAGTCCCTCGTCAATGGCGGCCTCCAGCGCCTGGGTCCGCCGCTGATCGTGACGGATCAGGTCGCGGATGTAGTCGCTGGCATTGGCGTATTCGCCACCCTTGATCTGAGCTTCCACCCATTCCCGCATGGGGTCGGGCAGGGAAACATTCATCGTCGCCATGGGCACCTCCTGTCGGTGACATTATGGCATGGTTTGCCAAAGAATGCCATTAGCCGGGTGCGCCGATGACCACCACCATCTCCTGGCCGTCCCGGTTGCCTTTGCCCACCTTCGACGGTATGTCGGTGGAGCCGCAGGATGCCTGCCTGCGCACCGAGATGGAGGCCGGGCCGGCGCGGACACGTCGGCGCTTCACCCAGGTGCCGACCCGCATCCCGGTGCGGTGGCGGTTCGGGCCGGTGGATTTCGCCACCTTCGAGGCGTGGTTTCGCCTGAAGCTCGCCGACGGTGCTCAATGGTTCTCCATCGGCCTGCTGGGCGGTATCGGCATGGTCTCGCACGAGGCCCGCTTCGTCGGCCAGAGCAGCGTTCCCTATAAGGCGGTTCCCAGCCGGGGTGGTGTCTGGATCGTCACCTCGATCCTGGAGATCCGGGAGCGTCCCATGCTCGACGAAGGTGCGCTGGACATCGTGATCGACAGCGAGCCCACCGCCCTGTTCGGTTCGGTCGATGGCTTCCACGACCTGATCCATTCCAGCCTTCCCGGCCCCCTGTCCTGGTAGACCGCCATGAGCCTGCAGACCGATCTTCAAACCGCCGTCGCCAAGGTGACGGCGGATGGAAACCTGCTGCACGACATCGTCCATGGCAATGCCGCCTCGACGGTCGTCACCGAGTCCGGTCCGGTCAAGACGGTGGCCAAGGCCATCGCCGATGTGGTGGCGGCGTTCGGCGACGTCGATAGCGCCCGCACCACCACCCTGGCGGCCCGCGACCAGGCGGTGGCCGGGGCGGCCCAGGTGGCGGCCGACAAGGCGACCACGCTTGGCGCCCGCGATGCCCGGTGCTGCCGCTCTGCCTGGGGGAATGCATGTTCCTCGAAGGCGAGTATTGGCGGCGGGCCTGCGACAACGCCTTCACCTGGAATCTGGCGCTGCTCTCGGCGGCGCTGTGGTTCCTCACCGGCCTGCGGCTGGTCTGCATCGAAGGCGAGACCATCCGCCGCCCCGGCATCACCCGCATCGATCTCTGACGGAGCCTCGCCATGACCGAACCGTCGCCCGACATCTGGGCCGGGCTCGCCAGCCAGTATGTCGGCGCCTGGGGCCAAGCGGTGCCCATGGTGCAGATGACCGCCATCGTCTCCGCCGTCATCGTCGTCGCCATCGCCGCCTGGGCCTGGACGCACCGGCGGGAGCATGGGGAATCCTCCGGTGTTCCCATCGAAGCCTTCGCCCATGTGGTCGAGGAGCAAGCCCGCCAGACCGAGGCCCTGCGCTCGGCGGTCGAGGGATTGAGCGAGGTTGTCCATCAGATCCGCATGCTGCTGGAAACCAGGACGTTGTGCCCGTTCCCAGTGCCGCGTTGTGGGGTGGATGAGGCCGAGGGCTGATCATGCCCGATCCCGCTCTGTCCCAGGCTCTGCGCGAGGCCTATGCCGCCGCGCCCGCCGACACGGTGATCCTGCACACCCTGGAAATCTGGCATCCGACCTTCACCGAGCCGATCCGGGTGGTGCGCGATTACGCCGAGCTGACCGCCCGGCTGGAAACGGGGGCGCCGCGTGATGCCGGCCAGATGGTCGGCTTCGTGGCGCTGGCCTTCGATCTCGATCTGCCGCCGGTGGATACCGCGCCAGTGCCGGAGATCGCCGTCACCCTGGACAATGTCGGCCAGGAGATCGTCGATGCCCTGGAGGCCGCCGCAATCAGCCAGGACAAAATCGACATCATCTATCGGCCCTACCTCTCCACCGATCTGGAGGGGCCGCATATGGACCCGCCCATCACCCTGACCCTGTCCGAGGTCGAGGCCGACACGCTCCGCGTTACCGGCCGCGCCCGCATGCTGGACGCCGGCAACAAGTCCTTCCCGTCCATCACCTACACCGCCCAGCGCTTCCCCGGCTTGGCGCGGTGACCAAGGCGGGCTGCTGCCCGTACCCGCTCGGAGGCTCGCCTCCGAACCTCCCTTTCTTTCGAGGTTCTCATGCACTGGGCAACCGCCTTGATCGGCCTGCCGTGGTCCGTCCACGGCAGCGGACCGGACCTGTTCAATTGCTGGGAATTCGTCCGCATGGTCCAGGCCCGCCATTTCGGCCGCACCCTGGCCGAGATCGCCAACCCGGAAGACATCTTGGGTCTGGGTCGCACCTTCCGCGACCACCCCGAGCGGCGGCGTTGGGCCAAGGGAACCGATCCCATCGAGGGCGATTGCGTCCTGCTGCGCCAGTCGCGCCATCCCATCCATGTCGGCATCTGGCTCGATGTGGATGGCGGCGGCGTGCTGCATTGCTCACGGGAATCCGGGGTGGTGTTCCAGCGCCCGGCGGCGCTCAAGCTCAACGGCTGGGCCATCGAGGGCTTCTACCGATTCATCGGAAATCCGGCATGACCGCCACCTGCGTCATTGTCGCCAACCCGTTCGAGCCGGTGGCCAGCCGCAGCGTGCATGTCATCAATGCCGGAATGACTGTCGGCGGCTTGCTGCAGGGTTGCGGCATTGATCCCGACCGCTGGGCCGATGGTCCCGAGATCCGTATCGGTGGCCAGGTGGTCCCGGCCGAGGTGTTTGCGATCCGGGTGATCGGCGAGGATGACATCGTCTCCGTCATCCGCTGGCCCCAGGGTGGCGGGGGCGGTGGGGGCGGCGGCAAGAACCCGTTGAGCATCGTTCTGACCATCGCCGTGATGGTCGCCGCCATCTATCTGGGGCCGATCGCGGCGGTGGCCATGGGCTACGCCGAGGCCGGCACCGCCGCCGCCATGGCCACCGCCGGCATCGCCCTGGCCGGTTCGGTGCTGATCAACACAGTGATCCCGGCCCCCAAGCCGTCGATGCCGTCGCTCAACTGGGGCGGCAGCGGCAGCACACCGGCCCCCAGTCCGACCTATTCGCTCCAGGCCCAGGGCAATCAGGCACGGCTGGGCCAGCCGATCCCGGTGATCTACGGCCGCCACATGGTTTATCCTGATCTGGCGGCCGAGCCCTACCAGGACTACGTCAACGGCGAGCAGTTCCTCTATCAGCTTCACGTCATCGGCCAGGGCGAATACGACCTGGAGCAAATCCGCATCGAGGATACCCCCATCTCCTCGTTCGAGGAGGTCCAGACCGAAATCGTGCCGCCGGGCCGCCCGGTGACTCTGTTTCCCACCGAGGTGGTGTCCGCCCCCGAGGTCGCCGGCCAGGAATTGGTGGCCCCCAATCTGGTGCTGGCCGGCAATGACGGATACGTTGGCCCCTTCGCCGCCAATCCGGTCGACACCACCGCCAATGCGTTGGGCATCGACATCGTCTTCCCCCGTGGCCTCTACTACGCCAACGATTCCGGCGGTCTGACCGAGCTGACGGCGCAGTGGCAGATCGAGACCTGTCCCATTGACGGCGACGGCATCGCCACCGGCGGTTGGTCGGTGCTGGCCTCCGAGACCCATACCGCCGCCGACAACAACACCATCCGGATCTCCTATCGCTATGCCGTGACCGCTGGCCGCTACGAGGTGCGGGCCAAGCGCCTCGACAACAAGGACACCGACGCCCGCGCCGGGCACGAAATCCGCTGGGGCGCCCTTCGTTCCACCCTGACCGATCAGCCCGATTTCGGTGCCATTACCCTGCTGGCGGTCAAGATGCGGGCCACTGACAATCTCAGCCAGCGTTCGTCGCGGCTAATCAATGTCATCGTTACCCGCAAGCTGCCGGTGTGGTCGGAAGCTGGCGGTTGGACGGCACCGCACCCGACCCGATCCATCGCCTGGGCCTTCGCCGATGCCTGCAAGGCCGAGTATGGGGCGAAGCTGGCCGATAGCCGGATCGATCTCAAGGCGCTGGCAACGCTCGACGCCGTCTGGCAGGCCCGCGGCGATACCTTCGACGCGGTGTTCGATTCCAGCATGACGGCATGGGAGGCGCTCACCCGCATCGCCCGCTGTGGCCGGGCGATCCCGATCCAGCAGGCCGGCATCGTCCGCATCATCCGCGACGCGCCCCAGGTCATGCCGGTGGCCATGTTCGGGCCGCGCAACATCGTCAAGGGCTCGTTCAAGATCAAATACATCATGCCGGGCGACGACACCGCCGATGCGGTGACGGTGGAGTATTTTTCGTCCCGCACCTGGAAGCCCGATGAGGTCACCGCCAAGCTGGCGGATTCCTGCGGCGACAACCCGGCCAAGGTCAGCCTGTTCGGCTGCACCGCCAAGGACCATGCCCTGCGGGAAGGCGCCTACATCGCCGCCAACAACCGCTATCGCCGCCGCATGGTCACCTTCCGTACCGAGCTGGAGGGCATGATCCCGACCTATGGCGACCTCATCGCCGTCACCCACGACATGCCCCGCTGGGGCCAGGGTGGCGAGGTGATCGACTGGGGGGCGGAATCATCCCGGCCGCCCTGGACCGGGGTGATCCTGACCCTGTCGGAACCGCTGATCTGGACCGAGGGCGCCAGCCATTACCTGGCGCTCCGTCGCCGTGACGGCAGCCTTGCCGGGCCGTTCCGGGTCGAGCCAATAGCCGATGCCCCCACCCTGGTGCGTCTCGCCGAGCCGCTGACCGTCACTCCCTATACCGGCGGTTCCGAGGAGCGGACCTATTTCAGCTTCGGTCCCGGCCAGGCCTGGGCCCAATCCGCCCGCATCCTCGCCATCCGCCCCCGCGCCGAGCAGGTGGAGATCACCGCCGTCGCTGAGGACGCGCGGGTGCATGTGAACTGACCACCCTTTGGGGGCTTTCGCCCCCAGCCCCAACCGGGAGGCACGCCTCCCGGACCCTCTCCTTTCTTCATCAATAACAAGACTGGAGGGCCGGAGGCTACGCCTCCGGGCGGTGCAGGCGGCAGCCTGCTCGCGAAGCGACCCATTTCCCCATAACAGCAATGGAGTCCACTCCCATGACCAGGCTTCGCGAGTTCCTGCATCACCTGCCGTTCATCGCCATCGCCCTGCTGTGCCTGGCGGTGGCGCTGCTGGCCGACGGCTTCGCCCATAAGGCCGCCGCCATGAACCTCGGCTACGTCTTCATCGGCTTCACCGCCTTCGGGCTGGGCGTGCGCTGGGTGTTCAAACTGGTCGGCATCGAGATCGCCGACATCTTCGACAAGGGAGACGACGATGCGACCGGTGCTGCCATTCTTTCTGCTGCTTTTGTGCTGGGCGTCGCCTTCGTGGTCGGCTCCGTCCTTCACTGATCGCTCCGCCGGGGCCTTCACCGACCGCTACGACCAGCCGATCCGCACCGCCGTCAAACGGTGGTGGGGCGATTTGCCCGACTGGCTGCTATGGAAGGCGCAGTTGTTCCAGGAGAGCCATCTCGACCCGGCGGCGGTGTCCCAAGTCGGCGCCAGGGGCATCGCCCAGATCATGCCGGGCACCTGGGGCGATCTGTCGCGGCGGCTGGATTTCCCTCCGGCCGCCAGCCCCCATGACGCCAAGCTCGCCATCGAGGCCGGTGCCGTCTACGACGCCGATCTGCGCCGGCAGTGGAGCCGCAACCGGTCCCCGCTGGAAGCCCATCGTCTGGCCCTGGCCAGCTACAACGCCGGCACCGGTCACATCCTGAAGGCACAGCGAGCCTGCGGTGGGGCCTCGTTGTGGTCGGACATTTCGCCCTGCCTGTCCCAGGTCACCGGCCAGCATGCCGGCGAGACCCTGGGTTACGTCACCCGTATCGAGCATTGGCGGGCGCTGATGGAGGATCGGCGATGATGGATTTCCTGATTCCGCTCCCCTATCGGATCGCGGCGGCGGCGCTGGTGGTCGCCGTCGTCACCGCTGCCTTCGCCTGGCTGTGGGTCGAGCGTGCCGGCCTCAAGGCCGACAATGACCGGCTCACCGCCAATGCCGCCACCCTGGTCGCGACGGGCATCGCCAAGGACAAGGCACTGGCCGATCTCCAGGCCAGCTACGCCGCCGACCTTGCCGCCATCGCGTCCCGCCAGGCCAAGGAAACCACGGTGCGGGCCACCGCCACCCGAATCATCAGAGAGGAGATCGCCCATGCCCTGCCTGAGGACGACCAGCCTGTGCGCGGCGCTCTGGCTGCCGCTGTTGACCGCCTGCGGAACCCCGCCGCCGGTGATGGTGCCGGAGCCCAAGGTGATCCGCCTCAAGCCCCCGGCGGCCCTGACCGCCCGCGTTGA